AAAATGCAAAGCTTCAGGATAATTTTTAGGTAAAAATTTTTGATTTATACTTAATTTATTATAAATTTTTATTCCCGATATTCCTTTTAAAGTAATACCTAAATTAATGGGAATAAATCCTATTTGGTTTGAGGCAAATATCTCTTTAGTAGTTTTAGCTTTTTCTTTAGATTTTTTATAAGCTGTATCGTGTATATTTCTTAAATATTCTTTATATGAGCTTTTACCCCTAGTTATAAAAACATCATCAAATTTAAAATATTGAGATTGTTCTTTACTTATTGTAGGAGCAAGTTTATTATTTCCTATTAATACTCCACTCCCACCAAAAGCATTTACTAAATATAAAATATAATTATTTAATTCTTCTGATTTTGATTTTGAATCATCTTCAAGTTGTTGTTTTTTGTTATCAAAACATTTTCCAGCTTCAGCTAAATATCCACTTTTAAATCCTCTAAAACCACGATTACAAATATATTTATTTTTTACTTGTTTTTGAGGTTCTTTATCATAAAACAAACGAACAACTACACTTTCAAAAGTTTCACTATTGTAAAATTTTCCAAAAAAACCATCTGCATTGTCCCATTCTTTACTAGCATTTACTATCCATTCTCTTTTAGCCTTTGCTGTATTAATAGCTAAATCTAATTTGGAAGATTCTTTAACTTCTGTTTTTTCATTAAATCTATCTTCTAAACCCTCATTCCATTTAGAAAATGCAGTAGCATCCTCTCCTTTTACAGTACCACCTGCAGCTGTTGCTCCTATACTTACCATAGTAGCCATATCAGGGGTAATTGAAGTTTGTAAACTTATATCTTTAACAAAATTAGCAGAACCACTTACTAAATTATAACCATAAATTTCTAAAGGAACTAAATTAGGTACTTTTGTACTTTCAATTAATCCAGGTATAGGATTTTGGTCTATAATAGTTACTATATTATCTTCTTTAATAACGGGTTCTAATTTAGTTGTATTTGCTAATGAAGAATTTATACCATTACATATATTAGTTAAAAATTTAAATAAAGAAAGTTTTCCTTTATTATCTATATTTTGCTTTAAACATTTTTCTATAAAATTAAAATTTAAATATAAATGCATAATTTGACCTGCTAATGTATTATTATCACTTATAACAAAATCTTTTAATTTTTGTAAAGCTTCAGGTGTTTTTAATTTATTGACACCAGGGTCAGAAGATGAAAAATCAAATTTAAAAATGCAAACATTAGGGTCAAGTGGAACTTGATTAATATTATAACACATTAAATTATTTTTTTCATCAATATCAAAAGATAATACAGGAGTTCCTTCGCTTTGATTTTTAGCAGAAATAACAGGTACTATAATCCTTTCAAGACTTGCAAGTAATTGTTGGAAAGTAATATAATAATTTTTTTCTCCTATTAATTTTTTATTTTCTTCTACTAATTTAGACAATGAAATGAAATCATTATTATCAACTTCTTCATCTATTTGTAATTTTATTTCATATAAAAGTTTTTGAACAACATTATCAATTTCATTTAATGAAGTAGATTCCTCATCAAAACTATCATCAAGTAATAAATTAACTTTTTCTGTTTGACTGATAGGTAAATTTACTTGGAGAGATTCTATTACATCTCCTACTGTAACTAAATCTATAGATATACTATATGAACCATCTGCTTCAAATGACCATGTAAAATTTCTAACTTTACCCATAAATCCATCATAATTGCCCTGATATAGTGCTCTATATTCTCTAATTTTTTGGATCATTTCTAATTGACTAACCCCATCATTATTAAACCAAATATCTTCAATAATGGTATTTTCAATTATTTTAAGTTTTTTATTTTGATTATCTAAATATTGATTATTACCCCATTCTAACATCATAGTATAACCTATTCTTAGATAAAGTAATTCAATTAATTCAAATTGAAATCTATTATAAGCTTTAAGGGTAACTTCAGCTGTTCTAATAGAACCTCTATTTACACAATCAATATTTACATTAAAAATTCCAGGTACAGGTTGTATTCCAAAATCTCTTCCACCAACTCCATAACTATAACTTTTATTCCAAACATTTTTTCCAGTATATATCCCCGACCTTTGGATATAGTAATTAAATTTTCCATCTTTACCATCAACTTGTGAAGATAAACCACCAAATAAAATAGATTGTTTTGCTAAAGCCGACCCCTGAAGTAAAGATTGGTTGAATTTAGTCATTAATTCTGTAGATCTACCTCTTCCTAGATCACTATCTTCAATACTAACACCAGAGGCTAATTTAGCCCAAGATACTACATTATTTAAGTATTGGATTTGTTCTGGGTTGCGATTACCATTGTAGCCAGAAAATTCTACAGATTGACGAACGCCAACCTGATCATAAACAAATTTATCAAAAGGTTCCCCTACTATATTTCCAGCCATAACTAACTATTTAAACTATCAAATAAACTAAGTATCTGTGTTGTATTTTGAGGTATCCTAATTTGGGTACCTTCGGGAATATAATAAGAATTTTGGGGTAAATCACTATTAGCTGAAGAAATAATCCACCATAAAGAAGGATCATTATAATATTGTTGAGCTAAAATATCAAATCTATCACCTTGGGTTGTATAAACATATATGTCTTCTAAAGATAAAGGAATATTAGGGTATTTAATAGTACTTACATATCTATTACCCTTATCGTTTCTTAATATATTAGCTTTACTATATCTATCCATCTATACCATTAAAATCACCTTGATCAAAAACTCCTCCAAAAGCACCTTGACCTACTTCTACTGTACCTACTTGTGGAGGGTTTACTGAACCTTGGTTATCATAATTATTATGTTGCTTACCCCCTCCAATGGCTAATGCTAAATATCTTTCTTTACCAAATTCAGTTACATCTCCTACTCCATCAGGTGAACCATTATATTTATTTCTTTGTACTCTTGGAACAAATTTATGTATTGGTTTAAATTGTACCCCTGTTACTTTTATTATATGAGGTAATTCTTTTACGGATGTATCATTCCCACCGTCTCCTTTTGATGGTATAGCAAGCTCCCAGGGTGATTCTTGAGGTGGAGATAAAGTCATTGATGTTATAATTCCGGGTTGTTCATAAAACCATCCTCCTAATGTTAAAGTAACTAAATTACCCGCCATATATCCTATTTTAGTGTAATCTGGGGCTAAAGAGGATGCTAAATAATTTAGCCTTTTATACATTGGAATTAATTCCTGTTTAGATTGAGCAGCTACAGTCCATCCTAAATTTACTGTTCTAGAAAATCCATTATATCTATAAAATTCTTCTGCTCGACCCATATAATTTTCACTACTATACTCAGCATTGTATGAATCACTTAATTCATCTAAAATCGCTCTAAAATGAACATAGGTTTTTTGATTTGGGTTTGAATTTGAAATTACTCCTATTCTAAACTTTACAAAATCATTAATAGGTTTACTACTATCTTGGTTTACTCCTTTATATAAAGGCAAGGCATTTATTTTATCTAATGCTCCTCCTAAACCCACTTGATAATTTTTTCTTTCAGATTTTCTTCCTGGGTCTCCTAAATTTACTCTTGTTTCAAGGTTACCCTTAGTATAGTTTATTGAATTTTGTTTACTTCCTCCTTGTGATTGTCTAAAATCACTAACATTAATTAATCCTTTTCCGGATTCAATTGATTCTATAGCGAGTTCATCATAATTTAAAATAGGATCTTTACCCGTATAATCAGTACTTTCACCTTTTTTAATTCCTGTTCTACCAATACCTAAAGTTGATCCCGGTCCTCCTATATAAGTGTATAAAGGTTTACCATCATTAAATAAACCTCCACTATTTAATAAGTTTTCTACTCTAGATTTTTTATTTTTAGTTATATCTAAGTATTTAGTAGGACCTTCTAAAGGATTTAATCCTTGTTTATACAAATGGGCTCCTAAAAATCCACCTGCTGCTTGTCCTATAGTACTTAAAGGAGTATAAACATTATTTAAATCAAAATTTACATTGTTTCTTAAAAAATTTCCAATAGAAGACCCACCTTGTTCAAGGGAAAATCCTTCTCCTTTAAATCCTGCTTTTGCATTAGTTGAAGATAAAGCTAAAACATTTTGTTTGGCTGTAAATAAGGGTCCGTTGGGGGTTTTTAGATCAAAAAACATCTGTGTAAGACGAGATACATCATTTCCTACTCGTCTTGGTATTAAAGTACCTCCACGTAGTAGAAAATCAGGTCCACCCGTTCTCCCTACTTCGGAATCTTTGACATCTATATCCCTTGTTACATAAGGTTGATTAGATGATCCCCCAAAGGGTCTATCTTTTCCGTATCGTAAGGATTTTAGATTTGTTTTTAAATCAAGAATCCCCATAAATTATATTTTATCCTTGAGTTGCTTGAGCTGCTCCAGTTTGATCAGTGGCCTTATCTGTATCTAAAATATAGTCTTGATATCTTCCTTTAGAGAAAGAATCATTTACAGAAAGGGTTTTACTATCTTTTAAAGCTGTTGTAGGAATAGTTCCAGCTAGCTCATTAAAAGTAGATCCATCTTTTTCAAATTTTTCTTTAATTGCCATAATATTAAATTTAATCGATTAATTTATTATAAATATTGAATTACTGTACTTCATATAATCCAACGGGTGATATTTTAGGTTTACTAGCATTTTGGTTAATTAATGTTTGAAGTAATGCATTAGTACGTTTAGTTTCTTGATTATTAGGTTCCTGTCCTAAATTAGTACCTGCTACTATTGTATCTTGGTTATTTAATGCTATTTGACCTTTTGGGGTTGAAATAATACGATCCCCATAACCTGGGGGTGAAATCATATCATCTACAGTACTAAGTTCTTGTTGTGATTTTTTACTTTGAGCAGTCATATAAGCTATACCAGCAACAATAGCGGCTAAGCCTAATCCAAAAGTAATAGCACTAGCAGTGGTGATAGCTCCTGCAGCAGCAGCAGGTAATATAGTGAATGCTAATGTAGATAAACTTCCTATTGCTCTAGCCAAACTTACAGCTCCTATTAATCCTAGAGCAGTATACACTGCACCAGCACTACCTGCTAGACTAGCCATACCATCAATAAGACCTCCAAGAGGTCCTTCTACTATAGCCCCAAATGCAGTTTGGATTTTTTCTAATGCCTGTTGAAATTTATCCGCTGCAGATTGTTGTTCTAATTGATTTAGTAATGATTCACCTCCTAAGGTTCTAATTCTTTTTCTACCCTCTTCACTTTGCATTAAAGTATCAAAATTCTTTTCACCTAATGTATTTAATACTTCTTGTTTTTTAATACTATCAGCTAATTCATCCGCACTCATTCCAACAGCGGCAGCTAATGATTGTTGTTGAATTACATTTAGTCGTGAAAATTCTTCTGCGGTTCCAAATTGTTTAGCCAATTCAGCAGCAGCCCCAGCAGAATCCCCATTTAATGCTAATAACCTAGCTCTTTCTAAATTTAAATCTCTGCCTATAAGTAATTCAGCTTGTAATTCATTTGTAATAGATTGTTCAAAATCTAAAAGATTAGCGGCTACACCTTGGGTTTGTTCTAATGATAATCCTAAACGATTAGCTTGAACTACCGCTCTAGCCAATTCTTTAGTATTATAACCATATTGGGCTCCTAATTGTCCCGAAATATTAGCTACCTGAGATAATATTTTTCTACCATCTAATCTTATACCTGTTTCCTGTTCTAATACTGCAACTTGTTCTAAAATATCATTAGTTAAAGAACGAGTATTTTCACCATTTAATGTTCCAAATTCAGCTAACTTAGCTGATTCTTCAGCTTGCATACCAACCATTCTGGTTAGTTTTGTTTGGTCTACTATTTGTTGTGTTGTAAATCCAGCTGTTGCTCCTATAACATTTCCTAACTGAATCATGGATTCAGCCATAGCTTCAGAATTTAATGCGGCAATACCGCTATCCATGGCTACAGCATTAAAACTAGCTCTAAGGTCCCTAGCTTCACTTTTACTTACACCTAATTGTTTAGCTAAATTAGTAGTAGAAGTATCAGCTTTAAATAAAGAAGCAACAATCCCAGTAAGTAAAATATTATCAAAAGCTGAAGCACCAGCATTAATAACTTGGAAAGCATTTCCTCCATCTACTTTTGCTTCTCTGATTTTTTGGGAGGCATCATCAAAAGGTTGACCAAATAATCTACCAATAACTGGGATATCTTTTACTAAATCCCGAACATTATCAAAAAATCTAGTAGATTTATTTAATTTTTCATTTTCATCTACTATTTTTTTAAATCCTTCAGCAATACCCCTTGTTTCATCTTCGGCCCTAAATAAATTTACTAATAATTCATTTAATTCTGCTTTTTCTTCTTCAGTAGCATTTGCTAATAAGTCTTGGGCAACTTGTCTTTGCCTTTGAATTGATAGAAGATTTTTAGAATTAACTTCAGCCTGTTTAGCAATATTATTAGCATTTTGTCTATTTGAAAGATCCGTTTTAGATGCCTTTGCTAAATTTTCGGCATCTTTTGCTAAACTTGTAGAAGTTGTTTTAGCTAATCTAAATGCACCACCAAAGTTTTTAACATTAGTAACTGATTTACCAAGCTCAATAGATATATCCCTAAAATTAGAAGCAGAAGCTGCTCCTAACTTACCAATTTCTTCAAGGTTATTTGCTAATTCTCTAGCACTTCTATTTTGTTCTTCTAGATCCGCCATTAGGATATTTTGTTATAAATATTACTATTTGTAACTTGTCTTGCCTTTATAAGGTTTAGATGCTTTTAAAAATTCTGGAGTATTTACAGTACCATCGGAAGAAACTAAATTTTGTTTACCCTTTTTACCGGATTTTGCTTCTTCTATTTTTTTATTAGCTTCCTCATTATATTTTTTAATTTCGCTAAAAGTAAATTTACGAAGCCAAATAGGCATACTATAAATAGTGCCCCAATCATATCCACCTTGACCGTGAAAAACTATTTGATGTATTTGGCTAAATAATCCTAAACGATATTCTTGTGCCTCTTTAGACGTCAGGCCAAAAAAAGCCGATTGTAATTGGGATGGTTTTTTTAATTTTGCTTTCTTCGGGAAAAAAAGTCAAATCTATGTCAGGTTGGATTTGATTAATATATTCTCGTAGAGCTCTTGAATCACGGGCGAGTAATCCCTGATCTACGAATTTTCTAATTGTAGGTGGATCATCTTCACCATTAATTGAAGTAATAATATATTTTAAACGAGTAGATACCTCAGGTGAATTATCTTTTTTTATTTTTTTAAGCCCTTCTAATTCACGTTCAATTTTAGCTTCATCACCGTGAGTTAAAATTTTAAAAGTTATTTCATTATCTGTATGAGGTAATTTAAAACTAAATTTATTTTCAGTAGAATTTTTTATAGCTTCATGTAATGGTTTATTATCTAATTTAGATAAGTCTACAGTTTGAGAACCTTCTAATGCCGCAAATTTATATTCTGACCCATAACCTAATACACGAGCTGCTACCATTATAGCATTTTTATCACCAATTAGTAAATCATTATAATCAAATTTAGTAACAATAAGGGATTTTAGTAATCTATCAATTACTGTACCGCTTTGAATGTAAGATTGATTAGATAAAATATCTTCTTCCTTAGCTGTCATATATTTAATTTCTATTTTACCTTCAGCTAAAGGATGATCTTTAGGATATAATTTCCCCTGAGAGGGTAGATCAATAATTTCAGTTGGTAGATTAAATTCCGTCATAATCTTTATTTATAATAACTTTTGTTCGTTAATAAATATTAAGATAAGAAAAAGCTTGACCGAAGCCAAGCCTTTTCGAGGAATATATGTGGAGGGAAAGTATTTTAAAAGTTTAGTACACAGTAATCTGGTTGAACTGTCATTGTAAGTTCTTGAGCTGAATTTTCAGTATCCCATCCATACTCACCAAAGCTAGCTTCAGTAATAAGAGCACCTTTAATTACCCATTCACTTACGATATCACCTACAGGTCCTAATACGTTAAAAGTTAAATCTTTTTTATAGAAATCGGAATAACCATCTCTACCTGTTACTGATTCATGGTGTAATCTAACCCATTCCATTACAGCTTGGGCACCAGAAGGAGTAATAGGATCAAATAGAGTAAAGCTAATTGTGTTCCAAGTAGTTTTTCCTTTTACATATCTTTGTACATTAATGTGATTTAAAGCTACTGTACCTTGAGTAAGTGAAACAGCTCCCATTCCTTTTACAATGTAAGAAGGAAAACCATCCATATACATAATAAACCTATTAGCTTGTTTAGGTTCAAAAGCTGTGTAAAAAATTTCGTTGCTATCTAATACTGCCATTTTATGTTCTGTTTATTATAAATATTATTATCTAAAATTTTATGCTGGGAATGTAGCTCCAGTTGGCAATACATTGAAATCTAACATGATAAATTCAGCTGTTTTGGTTGGTTGTAAAAATATTTGACCAACAAGCTCATTTCTATCTACTACATCAGCAGTATTATTAGTTTCATCCATTACTACTTTAAAGGCAAACAAACCTTGACGTTGTTGTACACTTTCTAAATAAGGATTAACTTGACTTAAAAAGCTATTTCTTGTAGCTGTTGTATTTTGTTCAAATACTAAATTATCTGCTATTTGGGAAATAAATGATTTAAGAGTAATTAATAATCTTCTAACATTTACTCTATCTAAAGCACTTGCTTTTTTCTGTAATGTTTTCTGACCGA